TACCCAGGATATGATAAATAAATATGATATCAATCGCATATCGATAGAACAGCAAATCTATTTGATGAAAGTGCCTGAATATATAAAAGAAAAGGCGATGATAAAACTGAAGGAAATAAAAGGCAAGGGCGACGATGCAAGTTCCAAAGCAAAACAATACTTGGAAGGATTATTGAAAATCCCGTTTGGTATATATAGAGAAGAACCTATTTTGCAAAAAGTGAAAACAAACAATGCGGAGTTCATACAATTACTAAATCAGCTCCATGTTTATACTGCAAATATACAGAGTATCATACCTAAAAAGACGAAATATACAAATGTCGAGTTATTAAAGTACAGTTCACTTCTAACAACCAATATAATACAGTCCGCGAGTTCAACTATATCCGCCGCTATAAATAAGTCACCATGTAAGCAATTAACTACTATAGCAAAATATATCCAAACCCTTGTTGCAAATAATAAACTGGCATATACACTCACTATTCCAAAAGAAAAGGAGAATGCCAAACACTATATACAACACTTCCTATATACATATCCCTTATACACACCGGAAATACACGATTTTATTTTAAAAGACACAGGTTCTCCTATTCTAAAAAATGTTTCTGCAAATCTTACAAAAATGCAGATGTCTATAAAACAAATAGAAACCAATATGAACACTATTACTGACGTATTAGATAAATCCATACACGGTCATGAATACGCCAAAACCCAAATACTAAAAATAATAGGCCAATGGATGAATGGCGAACAGAGTGGATATTGCTTTGGGTTTGAAGGTTCTCCGGGAGTAGGAAAAACATCGGTCGCAAAAAAAGGTTTGGCTAAATGTTTGGTGGATGAAAATGGAGTATCTCGACCATTCGCATTTATAGCATTGGGTGGGTCATGCAATGGGTCTACCCTAGAAGGACATAGTTATACCTATGTCAATTCAATATGGGGGCGTATAACGGATATTTTGATGGAATCAAAATGCATGAACCCTATTATTTACATAGATGAATTGGATAAAGTGAGTAAGACCGAACACGGCAAAGAAATAATCGGTATATTGACCCATTTGATAGATACTACACAAAACGACTGTTTCCAAGACAAATATTACAGCGGCATTAACTTAGATTTGTCTAAAGCACTCTTTATTTTTTCCTATAATGACCCCGATAATATAGACCGTATCTTATTGGACCGCATTCATCGCGTCCGGTTTGACAATTTAACGGTGGATGATAAAATGATTATTGTGAAGGACTATATTTTAAAGGAAATCAACCAAAAAATGGGGTTCTCCAATACAGTGCAACTTAATGACGAAATAATAGAATATATTATTGAAACATATACATTGGAACCCGGGGTGCGCAAGCTAAAAGAAATATTGTTTGATTTGTTCGGGGAGATAAACCTGGAATTATTAAAATGCATGGATGAGAACATAACTATACCAATGGTTATTTCTATAGAGGATTTAGAAACAAAGTATTTGAAAAAATATACGAAATTGCAAGAGACAAAAATACCCACAAAAAGTGCTATAGGGGTTATCAACGGGCTATGGGCAAATGCTTTAGGAAAAGGCGGTATTATTCCTATAGAAACCATGCTGTTTCCATCATCGTCATTCTTAGAACTCCGGTTGACTGGACTACAAGGAGACGTTATGAAAGAAAGTATGAATGTGGCGAAAAGTCTGGCATGGAAACTCACCCCTATGGAGAGGAAAAAAGAATTACAAAAGTCATTTGAAGAAACGAAATGTCAAGGATTACATATACATTGTCCACAAGGTTCTGTATCCAAAGACGGTCCATCTGCAGGTACGGCCATAACGATAGCAATATACAGTTTATTGAATAACAAAAAGATAAATAATACTATTGCTATCACGGGTGAAATAAATCTACAGGGACAGGTTACTGCTATAGGTGGACTGGATGCCAAAATCATTGGCGGAATACGTGCCGGTGTGAAAACATTTCTATATCCGGAGGCAAATACAAAAGAATATGAAGATTTCATTGAAAAATATGGGGAAAAGGCGTTTTTAGAAGGTATTCAGTTCATTAAAATAAGTAATATAGAACAGGTTATTACACACGTATTTATGTCGGGTCGGGTGGACTGATGTATATGGGCATTATAGTCCATACAGTCAGACAATAATAGTTAGAACCCCAAACATACAAAGAAACTTTCTCGTCACTATATATAACTATCATGGCAGGGGTAATGAACCTTACATATATACTATATACTGCATTCCGATTAGCGCCGTTTATTCTTGTAAGTTTTTTCACGCTATCGTCAGTATTAAATCAAGATTTGAAAGGTATTATTTATTTGGCGGGATTATTATTTGCATGCTTTATTTCCGTATTGTTAAACAATGTTCCCAGAATAGCATATACGATACAACCTGAAACAGAACCCATATGCAATGCATTAACATTAAGCGATACCGGTAGATTGTCCAATATACCTCTCAGTATGGTAGTCTTCGCATATACATTTGGCTATTTATTGTTTGTTATTATAAGATATGATTTAGCTATACAAAACATCACTACGTTGATTATATTTCCAGTTTTGATTATAGCCGAAGGTATATGGAATACGATATACAAATGCGGTTCTCCATTGGCAATATTAGCCGGACTTATAATAGGTATGGGCTGGGGGGCTGCATGGGCTGCAATTATAAATAATACAGGTGCATTGAAATTGCAATATTTAAATGGAATAAGTAACCCACAAAGTTGTTCTAGACCATCAAAACAGAAGTTTAAGTGCACAATAGCTAAATAATGTCTAGCTAGGTGGTGTGGTTCCCCCCTGGGTATAATGTCTGACCGTATGGATTAAAAATCCATATGGTCAGCATGATGATGGTTGTATGGACTATGATGCCCTCGGGCATCAGTCCACCCAACCAGACAATAATGTTCCATACTGTCAGACAATAAACATTTTGTTATAGCAATGCATTTCTATAACAAAATATATACGACCAGTCATTACGGTTGAAAATGCTGTATATTAGAACGTAACCATATTTTTAGTTCTCCCACTAGTCGTTTTCTATGAAAATCATCCGCTATCATACGAATACTATAGGATTTGTCTAAAAAATGGACTAAAAAATGAGTGATAATATTGACAGTGTTTGCCGTAGAATATTTATCCCGCAATAGTTCTCTAGGAAATTGCTGGAAACCTTTACGTTTATTTACTTCATTATGGAATGTATAAAAGAACTCGATAAGTTGTTCCTTTGTTTGAATTGTGTTCATATTTGTCTTGTCTAAATAGGATGCAGCATGTTGAGAACACATAGGGCATGGTAGATTTCTACAAATGTTATTAATAAGTTTTAGCAATTCAAGCCTGATTTGTGGAAAACTCTCTGGATGTACTTTTTCTGCTATTGTATGAAAAAATAACCATACAGGCTCTCCCCATTTCATTTTCTTTTTAGTAGGCTCAGTTGGAACTTCAGTTATAGTTTGAACTGGATTGGCCGGTGGTATAGATTGATTTGACCTTGGTAACCGTGATGCCGCAAATACATTAATCCATCGATTTGTATGCATTTGTTGTGTGGATTGATTTGGTGTTGCCCTAGCATTAGAGAACATCATTGTATAGATAGTTATATATTATAAACAAAAAATATAAAAGTATTTTACTAAATCATATGATAACCCAATAATTATAATTAGGAGGGTATTTAGACAAATAGACATTGTAACTATTTCCTAATGACTGGTCGGGTGGATTGAAAATCCGTACGACCAGCATGATGCTGGTTGTATGGACTATGATGCACCCTGGCATCAGTCCACACAACCAGACACTAAATAATTGCCGATTGTTACTCGCTCACCAGAAGTGTCATATATCTAATAAAATCAAATAACATAAAAATATAGTGTTATAATATTATATATTTATATGGAAACGAAAGAGCAACTCATTAAATGCGTGAAGGATTGGGTTCGTATTGATAATGAAATACGTCTATTACAAAAAGAGCAAGCTGCTCGTAAAAGCGAAAAAAAAACGATTTCGAAAGAACTTATGGAAGTAATGCGAAAAAATGAAATAGATTGCTTTGATATCAAAGACGGTCAAATTATGTATACGAAAAAGAATGTGAAAAAACCTATCACGAAAAAAAATCTAGTTGGTATTCTGGCCAATTTTTATAAAGGTGATGTAGAAAAAGCAGTAGAATTAAATGAGTTTATAATGGAAAATAGGGAAGAAACAGTAAAAGAGAGTATTGTGCGAAAAGTATATAAATCGGATACATAATGTCGGGGTGTGTGTATAATATCCATACGATCAGCATGATGCTGAATGTATGGAATGTGATGCCCCAGGGTATCACATCACACATTTAGTCATTAAACCAGTCCTAAATATGGTATAGTGTATCCGCGACTAGTTTTTACACATTTTGCAATAATTTGCGGATTTTCGCGTTGTGCTAAAATATCCTCCGTTTTATACACATTATTGTATTTGTCGATATAATATACAATCCCTTTGATTTCTTCTGCAATTACTTCTAGTTTTTGCGTAGTATTGGCGACAGGTTCTGCGCCGGCTTCAGACATAAATCCGTGTGGAACCCCCTTATTATGTGTTCCACAAAACTCGCAGTTTTCTTTTCGCTGCCTGGTACATTGTTCTCCATTCGCCCGTCTTGCATTACATCTATTCAATACGGGTATAGCATTCTTTACACGTTTACGCTTTACAAAATCTTCTTTGATAAGTACCAATCTGTTATAATCATATACATATTCCAATAATTCGTTTATTTTTTGTTTTTCTTGGAAATCCAGCCCGGTAATTTTCGTGCGTATACTGTCTTTGAACCCAGTGACATAGCTCTCAATTCGTTTATTAATATTCTTTTCCATTGTTATAGTAACTATTTGTCTAAATAATATAAAGAATATCGCGATGCGTCTATTTCAATTTTGTTATAGTATTTATGGAAACTACTTAAAGTCTGGTTGGGTGAACTGATGCCCAGGGGCATCATAGTCCATACAACCAGCATCATGCTGACCATATGGATTTCAATCCGTACGGTCAGTCGTTCATCCATTCGTCGGGTCGTTCTTTCGTTCCACCAGCGTATTTCACGGCAAACCCTTGTTCAATTAGCCAGTCATTGATGCAAATATCATCTAAATACACATCGGCTAATAGTCGGCCATATTTTTCAGAGCCCGTATTTTTAAGGGTCACTATTTTATTTAAGATTTTTACCTTCAATGCCTCGCGTATTTGTTTTGCCAAATCTTTTTCTTTTTGAGTTTGTCCTTTTATTTCAGGCGTATCTATGCCATTTAGCCGAACCGAAATACGATATATAGGAGATTGTGGATAAGGTAATTTTGCAGCTATGGTAATGGTATCACCGTCGTATATTTTTATTACTTTACCTTCGGTAATGGGTGGTACAAATGGTACCGTATTTTCATATGTAATGCCACTAAGGTCAGTTACAAAATGCGATTTAGCACCTACATCCGTGGTTAAACAAGAACACATGAGCAAAGATACGAGATATTTATATAGATAGAACATATTGATAAGATATTTGATGATTTTGGTGTACATCTACATATATGTTTTTGATTTCAATTTTTCTAATGTTTAGCAAATATATTTGTATATATATATATATATATATATGGGAGAATATATTGAAGAAATAAACCCAAATAATAAAATATATTATTACAAAGATAATAACCAAACGTTTAAAGAGGTCCCTGGCAATAAATTATACACAAAAACATATACAACTCCACCTACACCTATAGATAATGATTTACCTGACGATGATATTTCAAAATATGAAAGAATACCATATCCTATAGTAAATAATGAATATTTTTATACAGTCACAAGCGAATATGGTACAGATATTTTTAAAAAGGGGATCCTTACTGATATTAAAACAAAACAATACGGACCTAATGACTATGGTCGAGTATATATAATAGATGGAAAAGAAGAATATGCAGTTTACAAACTAAAAACCGATCGTCCTCCTGACGATGATATTTCAAAATATGAAAGAATACCATATCC